CGCCTATACCTTTTAAATGGTTTTCCCACAAACTTCTTTTAGGAGATTTATGCTCGACCCAGGGTTTTCCCTCTACTTTTACAGATAAACGAGAATCGTTCTTCTTAAACTGCCCATAAGCACGATCTAGTCCTTCAAATATTTTTATAAATTCATCTATCATATTTTTTGAGTGGGCGGATCCACTCTCGCTTCGCCGCCCAATCCCCGAGGAACTTATAAATTTAATGTGTTTTTAACTTCTTCGTGTGTTTCAGGTTTAGCCTCAATCTCACCACTACCTACTCTTTTGGCGAAATTTTTAGCTGTATCATATATATTTTTATCTGATACAGGACCAATCTGAGATACATCCCATCCAAACCATGTTCCTTTGTCATTAGACATTTGAACTGTTTTTAGTTTGTAAATGTGGCTATATGTTGGTGGCGTAAACATACCATTTTTACCTTGTAGTTTAATCCCCATCATCATTGAGTTCCATTTTCTACTCACTTTTAATTGAGTAGCTTTCATAGAAATCAAAGCTGTTGTTGGGCTATCTCCTAACAAGACTACAAAATGATTTGCTGTGTTCTCGATATAATTACCACTAGGTAATCTATCTTTATAAGATTTATCACGAGTTGTTTTACTCATAATATCACTGTCAGCACTATGAATAGCAACTGGAGCACCTGCACTTGATCCTCTGTCTTGCCATTCTACTAACTGTCTCTTATAATAAACAGGAATAACCTCAATACCTTTTCTGCCGTCATAAAGATGACCACTTACAGTATTTAAAATCATTCCAGGTTTTGCACCCTCAATGTATTTAGCATGTACTTCATTTATTTCTGGTGATAGTTGTCCTAACACTTTAAGAAATGGTAAAGCTAAATCCTCTTGAGAAATGTTTTCTGCACCTGCATTAGCATCAGCTTCAAATAAATTTGGAGTTAATGCACCTGCTTTTTCTTTCTTAGCTATGTTTGTTTCTTGGTTCATAGTTATTGTTTCCTTTTTATTGTTGTTTTATTTCCAACAAATATGTTGAAAAGTTCCGTTGGCATTTCTTTACCTGCCTCAGTACGCTCACGGACTAGCGCTTTCAGAG